CTGGTTTTGGAGAATTGTTGATTTCTGCTTTTGATGGATTGGCGACCGAGTGTATGTTTCCCATTTACGAGTCAGATGGTTTGATTTATGAAGCCTTTGGATCCAATCCTTCTGGACATTCTCTCACTGTGATTATCAATGGGTTGTGCAACATCCTCTACATGAGGTATGTGTACTATTCATTGCACAAAGTTGATTGTCCTGGAAAGATTCCTTTGTTTCATGAAGTGATTCGTTTGATGACGTACGGCGATGATAATGAATTCAATGTCAAACCAGAGGAAAAGCTTTTCAACATGCAATCTATCCACACTGAACTTGCCAAGATTGGTGTGGGTTATACTGACGCGAATAAGAAGAAACCTGAGGTTCCGTTTAAGAAACTCGATGATCTATCTTTTTTAAAACGTTCTTTCCATAAGCATCCACAATTGAAGAAGGTGGTTGGTGCTTTGGAAAAAGAATCGATTTTCAAATCGTTGTCTATGACCCACAAACCAAAGAAGGGCCAGAAGGAATCAATGGCTGAGATTTGTGCTTCCAATCTCAATGGTGCTTTGCGTGAACTCTATTTTCATGGTGCAGATGAGTATTACAAATACTTGCCCGTGTTTTGTGAAATTGCGCGAGAGACCAAGGATCCGGAAGGACACAAAGTCATTGACTATTTCAAACCCTTCACTGAAGATGAAATTCGAGAGCAATATGAGCGTACGTCGTGTACCTACGACAAGGCGCTGGAGGCCCTCGAATGTCAAGCAGGTGAACTTGATGAAGTTTTCATTACTGATTGCGTTCCGTCTGGCGCGGCTTACACCGTCAAAAGACAGAAAGTGAGAAGGCGAGAACGTTTTTATCAAGAGTGGGAGATTGAATTTGGAGTCAAGGTTGTTGATAGATGGTTGGAATCACCATTTCAGCCTCTTCCGCATTTTGTGCAAGGCGATTTGACGTATGCTTGCATTGATTGTGCTCGAAAGAGATTTGGATTAGGCATCATTCGCAAATGGGTACTTATTGAGGAGTACTTTATGTATGCGAGAGATGTTGATTTTATTCGCTATCACAACATGACTGTGGGGTATGATTGGAAGTATCCCACTTTCCAGGCTTTGAGAGAATGGTCGTATGGCCAATTTTCTTCTCAAGTCATTTACTTCGATGGTCTTCTTCTTTATAGGGAGCCCGAAGTTGAGGTCCGGCCAGCCTCTAGAACCTACCGTGAGCAATATATTTCTTCCTTGATTGCTTTCCACGCGGTCGCTGCTTTGGCAATAGCAGGAACTTGCATAGATATCACCTCTGCCGCAGAAGCTTTTTGCGGTGAAGAGATGATTCTATTGCAGACACTATTTATGAGCATTGTAATGGAACGCAAGGCCTGTTCTGGTGGGAGTATCCAACACTCTTTAACCTAATTAGCATGGTGCTACAGGTCTATTTTGTTTACTGTCTAGATTGTGGGAAAATAGAGTTTACTCTTCCCACTTTCACCATTGGCCATAAGGTTCTGTTTATGTTCCTTATTTGGACAGGAGGTTGCAGATGGATGTTAACGCAATTTACGTCTTTTCTGTGGACCTATGGTCAATACAAAGCTG